GAGTGAGGCTCGGGCGATTCCACCCAACAAGTATCCCACACGGGCGAGTATCTTCAATCGTTGCAGTTATCGCTTCATCGGCACCACCCAAGACCGTGATAGTAGCCTTGCAGAGCGTGGTATCTTCAACGATTCGGACATCGGATACCCCGTCAATTGCCAACAACGCCCCTCGCATTGCCGCGATGGTTCCCTTTGCTACGAACGAGTATGCCGCCGCGCGGAGGCGAAGCGAAACGTCATTCTCAATTTCCGTTCCCCCGGTGCACGGTTCCGCATTGGTAACCCCACCGATGCCTGATTTCGGCGTAACCATCTTTGTGATGAACCCCGCACCAACATTGCCGTGAGTGCCCGGTTCAACCGCCTTGACAGGAACCGTAACCGTCAGCGTGTCTGTTTCCACCCATAGTTGCGCGGGAGCGGTCACCCGGTAAACTGCCGAATTATCAGCGGTGCCAACGAGGGTTCCCGTTTCGATCACCACCGGGTCGGTGTATCCCGGTGCGAGAGTGATAGTTACTTCGCCGCGAGCAGGTGCCGCCTGATTTCGGACAATTCCAAGCAACGCTACGACATTGTCGAGGCTGGAACCTTCGGCGTATTCGAGATACCCGGAATAGTAGACGTCCTCAAGCAATTGCCAGAGGAGCGCGTGTTCGTAGGCAATGCTATGGATAAATTTTGCGAGTGGTGATGTGGATGTTAAATCCACCGTTGAACCAAACGCGACTTTTGCCCGAGCATTGAGATCATCAATGATTGCAGTGAGAGGTTTTGGCACAAATCCGTCTTTCGTTACCCCGTAATTCATATATTCACCCTAACCCACATCTCTTTCCCTGAATACAACTTGACCTGCATCTCGACGTGTATAACCCGGTTCTCACCCGGAACCGCCGTTATCCGTCTTACTTCTCGCACCGATGGGTGCTTTGCAACTGCCCTTTTAATCACGGTTTCGACCGTAATGGGATTAAAGTTGGATTCGACAATGGTTGCATAATCAATCCCGTATTCGTTGTCAAACGCATAGGAACCCTTCGCCGTATGGATGATGTCAAGAATATCCTGCATAACTTTTTCGTGACCGGAAATTAGCGTAGGAGTTCCATCGGGGCCGAGGGCAACGTCACCGTTGGCATCAAGCGCAAACGTGGTCAGGTATGCTTCCGCGTCGGTAATAACGGATTAGTCTGCGGTCTGGAAATATAAATGGGACACGGATCAGTAGAATACCCGCAACACCCTATTCAGGGTTGCCGTCACACCGCTGTAGTAGCCCTCACACGAACAATATGAGGGTGCCGGGTGTGCTGCACCACGCCCATTGATTCGTAACGTCTGGGTGCCGCCTTGGACGTGCCCGCACTCCCCATCGAATACGTCTCCTGACCGAACCACCCCGCGCCCATTAACCCGGAAGGTAGTGTCGTTTGCCGTTATTGGCGCGTCGTATACTATCTCCCCGTCTTCGACCGGAATGTGCCGCGTGTCATAATCCCCGGTGACAACGACAACGTCAGATGTCATTCCACACCCAGTTTGATAACATCGAAGTGTTCCATGACCCCCGCTTCAATATCCCCATTGGCCTTGAATTTCAAATACGACCCGCTCTTATGGAACATACCGGCCTCATCAATCCCGATTGCAACCGGAGAATCCTGTGTGGTGATGAGCCCGCCGATTACCACGGCATTGTTGAGGTCGAACCGGAGCACCCCGTTCACCTCGACAACGTCCCGGTTAATCAGTTGTTCTTCCACCTCAAACTTGGAGTAGACGACAAGCACCACATCGCCCGGTGCAGGGTGAATGACGAACGCGCACCCGTTGTAAGACGGGAACATCACCGGCACATTGAAAATTTCAACCGTTGTCCCGTTTACCTTCCGCTTCAACTGCACGTTTGCCCGGTATGTCGCCGGGTCGAACTCCGTTAAGATCGCCACATCGACCGTGTTGATGCCCGCGAGTTTGCTATCGACCATGTTGACGACCGCGTGAACAAAATCGTTCATATCGGCTTCACCTCCATTTTCGTCTCGAAATCGTCGCCGGAGAGCGTATGTGTAAATTTCGTAACTTTATACGTCCCGGCATATTCGCGGGCATTCAACTGGATGGGTGTGTCTGCACGGATGCGCCACTGGAACAACGTGGATAGGATCAACGATTGTTGAGCGGTGCCGGTTGCCGTTTGAGTCGGTTCTTCGGATACCGTTGCGGATTCGGATGCAGATGCATTTGCCGTTTCCTTTATTGGTTCCACTGTAAGTAACCCGGTTGCCGATTCGACCACAATCACCTTCGCATCAGTATAGGTCGTCGGCACGAAGAATCCTTGACCATGTTCGATGTATGCCGTAAAGGTTGGCGGGTTCTTGTTATACTTCGCAACTTCGCCATTGGTGTATTTGACCAGAGTTTTGAGCAGGGTTGCCGGAACATCGACAAGTGTGAATGGGCGGGTTGTAACGACACCCCCATCAATCAACACCCCGGAAGGCACCCCGGACGCCGAGTAGATCGCCCGGACAATCTCGCTCACACGGGTTCCTTTTGGAAACGAACCGATGTAAACGGGAGCGTCTTGCAAGGCTTTCATATGGTCTTTGGCAACGATAGTTGTCCGAACATCGTTTCCATCAACAGTGCTCTCGACCGAGTCCACAACGCCGTAAAAAACGATACCGTGGTCGTCTTGATACCCTGCATCCACCTGCATGGCGATACCCGGTTGTAACGCCGATAGAGTGCTTTTGGCGAGGTTGTAAACGCCGATCGTCGCGGTATTAGCGTTGGTCGAATTACCCCCGGTAATATTGAAGTCGATGTCGTGACTCTTGATGTCGAATATCCGGTCACCGCACTGAACCCGGCAATATCGCTTCCAGAACTCAGACATAGAATACCCACACCTCGGCTATGTTCGGCGTCACGACCCATGCCATAATCCCAAACAATGTCACCCCATTCCGGTCTTTAGCATCGAAACAGTAGCGAGGTGTCAGTTTACCGTTCCAAACCACATCCCCGCTCGAACGATTGGTAATCGTTAACCGGGCGAACCCGCGTGGATTCCACTCATAGGACAGCCGATACACCTGACTGTTAATCGCCACATCTCGAAGTTGCGGATACCCAATCCGTGGGTCGAATGGGAGCACTTGCACCGTCGCCATTAGAAATCCACCTCAACAATGTCCATATCAGTATACGGCGATTCAGCCGTTTCCTTCGCTTCATCCGACCCATTGACCCATGCGTTCACGGATCTGCCAATGGTTTTGTCGAGGATGCTTTCGGGCCGAGGGGCATCTGCAACTGTTTTCGTGTCAGGTGTCTTAACCACGCCCGGATCGGTCGATTCTTCGCCAGTTGTAACGGGAACTGGAAGTGTGAATTTGGCATATTTTGGACTGGCGACTCTGATTTGGTGTGCTTCCATACTCGCCTGTATATGGGTGAGCGACGTCCCATCGTTCATGCGGATGCTGTCAACAACCACATTGTCATAGTGCCCGAAGGGAGTGGTGAGGCTGATCCGTTCTTCCAACTCGACAATGGACTTCAACGCCCGGTGTTCCTGTAAGGAACGATCGAGGTAAAATTGAAGAGAAAACCTTGGGGGATTTACCTCCAAATGGTCAGTAATGGCAAACCCATCTTCCGTTTTGTGCGACGGTGAGTTGGAATCTTGGTCGTAGTCAATTCCAACAACCGCCATAAACGACATGCCGTTTATCAAGATTGTTTCGTAATTTGTCATGGTGCACTCCTAATACCCATATGACGAAAGTTCGGTGCGGAACACCTTGCCCAACTTATTTGCGAGAGCATATCCACTCTCCCGTTCCATAACCTTCTGAATCTCCTTTACCCGCTCTTCGCTATCCACGGTCATCCCCGACATATCAACCTTGACTTCAACCTTCCCAACATCTACATTCCCGCCCGATGGGGTTGAAACGACCGCTTCGTTGAAATTTGCACGAATGGTTTGAGCGGTTGTTCGCGACCGTTCCTGTTGTTCCATGGCAATTACCCGGATGTCTTTTCCCTCTACAAGCCCACCTGCAATCCCCCCAAACGAGTGTGCTATGTAGCCGATCATGTCGAGGAAGGACTTAACGTAGGGATTGCCGAGGAAATCCTTGATCAACCCGATGATGCGCCCAATTCCATCTGCGAAGGCTTGTGCGAACGCAATTATGGGAGGTGCAAGCCATTCAGCGAGTTTAATCAACTCTTCCATGCCCCGGTGTATGAGCCTAAACGGTATGGAGAGCATCGTCCCGATGACCTTCCCAATCAGGATAATGATGTTTTTGATGGCCGGGACGAACGGCTCAAGAATCCCGTAGAACCACTTGAAAAGTGCACCCAACCCCTCCACAATGGTCAGCAGGATCTTGGAATCTTCACCCGCTGCATTGACAAGGCCGATGGTTTCGAGAATCGGACGTAATCCTTCCATGATAGGTTCGAAAATGGCACCGCCGAATATCTTCGCACCCTCCACAATCCAGCCGAAGAAGGTTTGTCCGTATTCCACGACCTTCGCAACCGCGTCCTGAATTCCGAGGAAGTTATGCGTCCATGCGTGTTCAAG